TGTAACCCATTGATATATCTATAGTATTACTATAGTACCTTAGGTTATAACTTAGGTTATTACGACGAATACACTAAGAATAACAACGAGTTAACCTCGTTAGAGGGTTACAGTGTACATTCTTAGTGTCTTAAGTCTCTTCAATGATGGAAGGTCAGGTTCATTGACCCGTTCGTTGTATGTTCGCAACACTCCAATGAGGTTCGTTGTTCGTTCTTGTTTCGTCTGTGGCATGTCCGCCACACCCCTCCAAGGGGGTTAAGGGGGTCCAAGCTGGCGCTTGAAGTACACTCAAAGATTATCTCGGTAAAAATTTTATACATCTTTATGTTTATTCTTCCGTTCATAACTTTCCATAAACTTTAAAGCCCATTCTAGGGCAGAAGTGTCAAAACCTGGAGGAGCCTCTAGGAAGCCCGTACAGCGATTTTGTACCTCCTCCGCTACCACCCTAGCGGGCACCTTGTTTAAACGCATCAGTGAGGCTCCCAGGGGCTTATAACAACTATCTATAGGTAATCTGGCGTTCATATTCAGCAATTATCTTCGTATGCTCCTTTGCACGGGTAAAACTGTAGAAATCTTTACTCCGCGTACCGTCTGGGTAAACAGCGTAATACATATCCCATTTCTTGTGCTTAGGCAATTTCAACGACATAAACTTCTACTCCTGCTTTCTTACTCTGGTCAATCATATTCTGGGTTCCTCTACTATCGGGAGCAAGGAAGGCTACTACTAATTCAGGTTTGCCTTCGACCAGCATTCGGCGATTCCGTATAGGTCCAGCCCTTTTACCGTAAGTGTTCCAGTCGGCAGGATAACCTTCGTAGTTCCAGCCGCATTCTTCTGCGTATCGCTTCGCAAGAGTATCTGCTCCTCTAGCTTCTCCTGAAATAATTGTAATCGGTTGGTTTTCATCTAACGGTAATTTATCCATTTCATTACAGAGTTTAGCATAATCGTTGAAGTGTCTACTTCCACAAACTAGTACTCTCATTCTCTCTCCTTCCAATTATTGTAATCCCAACCTTTGGTATATCTTATCCTAGATCCGTCGCTATAGCAACTGTAATACCAATTGGCAAAGTCTTTCCATGGCTTTTGCATTATTCTCTTGACACCCTTTTGGTAACTCTGTATAATTGTGTCGTTGTCATTCTTTTTCTCTTTTTTCTTAACTTTGATATAGCCGATAGGCTTATAATACTACAGTTACAGATGATGTCAAGGATAATATGTCTACTCCAATAAACTTCTGGAAGTCTGATAAAGATTACTACTCCGTCACTGATATCAACTACAAAGATCATATCAAACGTATCAGAGATAACCTAAGAATAGACAAGCTTATCAGCCTTGCTTCCTCCGATGGTTCCTACAGTCTAACAGTAAGGAAAGACTAATGTCCTTTAAAGCAGTAGCTAGTAAGATGGCTAAGAAACAAGGTATTTCTAAACAAAGAGCTAGCGCAGAACTAGCAGCGGCTACGAGGCGAGCTTCACCTGCAGCTAAGCGTCGTAACCCCAACTTAAAGAAGGTAAAAGGTTAAATGGCAATGTCATTAGCTAAGAAAGCCGATATGGCTAGAGATAAGAAACGTGGTATCAAAGAAGGTTCTAAGAAGGACAAGAAGTGGGATAAGAAGGTTAAATGACCGATCCCTTCACTTCTGAATTAAGAGAATTAATTAGAAAGTATTATCCAGACTACACTGAGTCTGAGATTTCTATTACAGTACCTAAAGGTTATTATGTCTACAATACCGAAGCCACTTAAAGACGCTGTCTCCAAGCTAGACCTACCTCAGAGCCTACTGTTACAAGGTATCCTGTTAGACCATTCATTGAAACTCGTAGGCCTAGATAAGCCTAAAGAGTCAAAGCTTATAGCTTGATGTCTATACTTGAAGAGATTTCTCAACCTGGTACAGCTAGTCTCGTTGGAGCGGTCATAACAGCACTAGTGTCAGTACAGACGGTCTTTCTCCGCTGGCTGATTAAATCATTCGATGAACTCCGTACTGATCTAAAGACAACAGCTACAGGTACTAGCAACTGGCTTAAGGACCACGAAGAGAAGGACGTCGATAGACACCTCGAGAACCTTAGACGCTTCGAAACAATATCCGTATCATTAGCCCGCATAGGCTACAAACAAGAAGAGAACCATGGGAATCCTATACGTAACTGAATTTTCTACTCTGGGGACAACTCCCTGGAACCAAACCGTTCAACAGGCCCTACAGCCTCCGGCAGCTGAACAAGCTATAACTTATTCAACTTCCACTCAATCAGCAGCTTTTAAGAATAACACAAACTTTGTACGTCTTAACACGGACAGTATTTGTTCTATTGCTTTTGGTATTAACCCCACAGCAGTAGCTAGCACGAATGCTAGAATGTCCGCTGGTTCTACAGAGTACTTTGCAGTACCTGTTGGCCAAGCCTTTAAAGTCGCTGCAGTAACTACACCAGTCTAATGCACTTTGGTAGTTGTGGAATTGGTTTTGGACACTCAGGTCATCGTCCCTTCTAAAAAGAAGCCTGGGCGTAAGCCTAGGACAGATTTAGAACAAGCTAGAGATGAACGCCGTAAGATCGCATTGTCGAGTCCTATGGAGTTCATTTCCCTTGTCCAGCCTAAACGTTGGCTCGGTAGTATTCACAGGGAGATCCTCCAATGGTGGGATTCTTCTGAAGCTAAGAACCACCTTCTATTACTTTTACCTAGAGACCACATGAAGTCAGCGCTAGTCGCTCTTCTTGTCGTTCTAGAGTTAACTAGAGATCCGACACTTAAAGTTCTATATATTTCTAGTACTAGTAACCTCGCTACCAAACAGTTGAAGTTCATCAAAGACATCCTTACTTCAGATATATACAGGATGTACTGGCCTGAAATGGTCTATAAGGAAGAAGCCAAACGTGAAAAGTGGACTGAAAGAGAAATCTCTCTCGATCATCCGCTACGACGAGAAGCTTATATTCGAGATCCTAGTATTTTTACCGCTGGTCTTACTACGAATATTGTTGGTATGCATGCGGACATATGCGTCATGGACGACGTGGTTGTCTTCAATAACGCTAACACTGAACAAGGTCGTGAGAAGACTCTCCAGCAGTATAACCACCTTTCTTCCGTAGAAAGTACTGGTGCACGTGAATGGATAGTCGGTACTCGGTACCATCCTAACGATCTATACTCAACACTACTAAACATGGAAATATCAGACTATGATGCATTGGGGAATCCCATCAATACAAGACCTCTTTTCGACTACCGGGAATGGCCCGTGGAGAATGTCGGAGACGGCACTGGCGAATACATATGGCCTAGAAGTAAGTCACCCGACGGAAAACTGTATGGATTTGACAGTCAGGTCCTCGCAGTTAAACGAGCACAATACAGCTCTAACATGGTTCAGTTCAGAGCCCAATACTATAACGATCCGAATGACGTCGATTCCACCCCAATCAAACGAGATTACTTTCAATACTATAACCAAGACCACATCTCCCGAAGAGATTACAAGTGGTACTACCAACGTGAACCGCTCAATGTCGTTGCAGCCGTTGACTTCGCCTTCTCTCTGGGCCGAAAGGCAGACTACACCGCAATCGTGGTCTTAGGCGTAGACGGAAAGAAGAATTATTATGTCCTCGAAATTGACAGATTCAGGTCGGACACGCCGTCTGAATACTTTAAGCGAATTATCAAATTATATGAAAAATGGGGCTTTCGAAAGATCCGAGCCGAAGTCAACGTCGCTCAAGTCGCACTCGTCAGAGACTTCCAAGAAAACTACATCCGTAAATACGGACTCAGCCTTTCTGTTGACGAATTCCGCCCTGTAAGGTGGCAAGGAGTCAAGGAAGAGCGCATTCTTGCTGTTCTTGAACCTAAATACCAAAATCGTCAAGTCTGGCACTATACTGGTGGAAACTGCCAGATATTAGAAGAAGAACTCGTGTTTACTAATCCAGCTCATGATGACGTCAAAGACGCATTAGCTGCTGCTATAGATTTCTCAGTAGCGCCGCTGAATACCTACAGGATCCAGAAAGAAAATACTAATGCTTATCAATTTAATTCCCGTTGGGGAGGCGTCGCTTAGTGGTTGCTAAAGTTTTAGAACTAGTCGGCGACATCATAACTCCCGATAGGAAGGCCTCCGAGCTTGCAAGGATGTATATTGAACAAAACAATATGCGTATGCCTTGGAAGAAGAATATGGAGGAGATTAATAGGTATATCTACGCTACTGATACTACTCAGACTAGTAATTCTTCACTTCCTTGGAAGAATAAGACTACTATTCCGAAGATGTGTCAGATTTCAGACAACCTCCTTTCCAATTACCAACTTACTCTAGCTCCTAAAGACAAATACGTCTTTTGGTTGGCAGATAATGAAGATGATAACAGCATTCGTAAACGTAATTGTATCCAAAACATTGCAAAATATTGGATGCGCCAACCATCCTTTAAGATGGGTATTACGAAATCTTTACAAGACTATGTCCATAAAGGCAATGCTATTGCAATGCCGTATTGGCAAGATCAACGTGTTCAGCAGAAAGACAAAACCCAAGTAGGTTTTGTTGGTCCTACATGGAGGCGTCTATCACCACTTGATGTCGTCATAAATCCTACTGGTGATGATTGGGTGTCTACACCTAAATTCGTCAGAACGATTATGAGCATGGGTGAACTCAAAGACTATCTTAATAGGATGTCTAATGAGGAAAACCATGAAGCCATGAAGAACCTTTACGATTATTTGAAAGAAATTCGTATGAGGGCTCGTGGTTTGTACGGTGATTGGGTAGAACGCGATGCTATCTACCAAATGGACGGCTTTGGCAGCTTCCAGCAGTATCTGATGACTAACACGGTTGAAGTTATCACCTTTTATGGTGATTTCTACAACGCAGATGAAGACATCTTCGAAAAGAACCGGGTAATAACGTTCATTGATCGTCATAAGATCATGTCTGATATTCCTAACCCGTCTTTCTTTGGTTATCCGCCTATATTCCACGCTCCGTGGCGTACTCGCGTCGATAATCTTTGGGGTATGGGCGTTTTCGAGAATTTAATGGGGATGCAGTATCGTTTAGACCATATGGAGAATATGAAGGCAGATCTTATGGATCTTTCTACATATCCTGTCCAGAAAGTCAAAGGTTTCGTAGAAGACTTCACTTGGCAACCTGGTGAAAAGATCTTTACGTCTGAAGACGGTGATGTAGAACTCCTGCAACCCAATATTAGTATTCAAGCACTGGTTGAAGACATCCAGATGCTGATGAACCTAATGGAGGAGATGGCAGGCGCTCCTAAGGAAGCTATGGGCTTCCGATCTCCGGGTGAAAAGACTAAGTATGAAGTCCAGAGACTAGAAAGCGCGGCAAGTCGTATTTTCCAGCATAAGATTAATCAATTCGAAGAAATGGTCCTAGAACCTATGCTCAATGCAATGCTTGAGATGGCTCGAAGGAATATGACTTCAGCGATCACAATTCCTGTTACTGATGAGGAATTCGATATCCAGACGTTCCAGGAACTATCCGTAGAGGATATTACTGGTAGCGGCAAGATCGTCGTACGTGGTGCTAGACACTTCGCTGAACAAGCAGAGACTGTCCAGAACCTCGGCGGTTTAGCTGGTTCTCCGATGTGGCAATTCGTGTCTCCTCACTTTTCGTCAGTTAAGACGGCTAAGATGTATGAGGAAGTCCTCGGATTGGAAGATTACAATCTCGTAACTCCTTACATTAATTTAGCTGAACAAGCTGATGCACAACGTCAAGTCCAAGTCCTTCAAGAGCAGTTACACCAAGAAATGGGTACAGCTACTGGTGTTGGTGATGACTTCGACGTACCACCTCAATTGAGTCAGCAACTCCAGCAACAGCAGGCAGTTCAACAGAATGCAGCCTAGATGGACGCATCATCTCAAGACTAAGGAAGAGAAAGAACGATTTAGCTCGTATATTAGATCTTCCAGAGGAGTCCTAGATAGGCTTCTCACTATATCAAAGGAAATGGAAGTAGAGCTCGAAGACAAAGAACTCTCCACAGATTCCTACGACAGTCCTTCATGGGCTGCTAAACAAGCGGATACTAACGGCTACCGCCGTGCTCTCCGTCAATTTCAAAAATACTTAATTCTAGACCAAGGAAAAGACAATGGCGGACAGCCTCTTTGACGACCAACTCGAAGACAAC